TATACACGGTGAGGCAGGTTAAGCTGATCAACCAGTGTGCTGCTAGGTACAAAGTGTTCAGTACTCTTATAACCACCCCATGCTAATGCTTTACCTAGACCGATATTCAACGTCACCTCTACGTTATGTGCTACTACAGGTACTTTAAGCTGACTCATTGTAATTCTCCAAGTCTTTGTTAACTCGTTCTAAGATGAACTCACATAATTCACGGCGTAAGGGATTGCGGAACTTGTTACCACTATTTACTAATTCGTATTCATTCGCACCATCCACAGGGTAGCAAATACTACCACTGAATTTATCCCAATGTTTAAACAAACTATCTAAGTACTGCTGTACTTTATAACTTTGACCAGAGTCACGACGTATGTTTACACATAACCCAACATCACTGTAGCATACAAACATATTAACTTGAAGCGTACTATAAGGAGGTCGTACTGCAAGTAGCTCCCATGCTTCAAGCATGTCTTTACAACGTACTTTTATATGTTCGAGAAGTTCTTTTGATAGAGTTGTCATTGCGTTGACTCCACTGGTTGCTCAGTTACACATTTAACGATGCTTCGTACATCCGCAGTGCTTAGTCGTGTACATTCCGAGTTTGGTTTATTAATAGTGCTGAAAGGCTCAATAATCTGTAGTGTACTCATACCTGCTAGACCACGTAATGCTTTATAGCCAATATCAGGCACATCTGTAACAAAGTACACACACTCGCCCATGTCACACAGAGATACAAGATGCTTTGCAAGTACAGCACTCATACTGTTATACACTGAATCCGTTACAGACGTGTCTTGAGATTTAAAGATGTTACCACGTACAAGCATGTTGTTTACCCTCTAATGGTTTCAGTTGCCCTTTGTTTACTAGGGAATACATCTTTAGTGAGCGTTCAGGATAATTATACTGATTCCACACAGGGTCAGTTAACACACGATTACCTCTACTATCCGCTAGTACATTAGCACCACGTATATCTAGCTTAGCATACGGAAAATACTTTGCCCAAACGTGTTCTTTGAACTCCTCGTGAATTATTGCAAGTAGTGTACAGTCTGTAGCATCATCCCAACGGTTATAGACTTCTTCTAATCTATCAAGAACAACATACGCCATATCAACAAAGTCACCTTTAAGGAGTGCTAACTTCAAACGCCCCATAGCATGTACATTAGGAATCCAGTCAAAAGGTATAGCACCGTCCTTACATAGCCGTAGGTACTGATAACATGAAGTATCTTCTTTATAGCGTGCCATTAGTTTGATCACCTTATTACTGTTGTCTGGATGTTCAAACACAAATGAGAAACTACCCTCACCTAGAAACTGTACATCAGCTTCAGATATGTACTCGTCGTAATCAAAGCAATCATCATAGATGTACTCACACATCCCCTTAATATGCTCTAATACATCAATGTCACCATGCTCATGCTTAACCAAAACAGGTAAACTACGCTTAGTTTTAAGGTGAACATAACCATTTAATTTAGGATTCTTAATTTTCATACTACACCTATTTCTTATAAAGAGGGATTGTACACAACACACCAAAGAAAATACAGCCAACAAACGTTAAGAGTTGCAGCCAGTTCGGAACGTCTAACATAAGCACACCTATAGATAAACACGTACCTGCACACCATGCCATACGTGAACGCCATTTAGCGTATAAGAAAGGATTAGTTACAGCCATAGCAATTGCACACATAGCTATCTGCATAGCCATAGTGAGCAAACAGAAAGGAATTGCAGGTACATCCATACCATCACCTATTTAAAGCACCATTCATCTTGAATACATACTAAATCATAACCATGTAGCATACCGATATAAGCTAGCACATGCATAAGCATACTGTACTCACGCATGTACTTACTTACTTGATACCAATGATCAAGTATCATTACAGACCTGTACCTTGCACATCCAATGACTGCATAAGCGCAGCTAACTGTGCCTTAGCATCATCAATACCATCAATCGCAGCGCCGTCCTTAACCGCCTTGTTATAGCGTTTAACCATAGCTTGCACCATCTTAGCAGCATCAAACGTGGTTAATAGATCGGGTTCAGGTTTGAAGTCATACCACATATTAGCAATAGCACCATCAAGATCAAAGGTTTTAGTCTTATCTTTAGCGAACAAGCGACCTTGCTCAATAGCATTCTGATCATGCTGATTACTACGATCAAGCATACGTACATTACCAAAGGCACAAGCCCACTCAGTTAATGCAGACTTACGTGCGCCTTTAGGCATTGCAAGTACAAGCTTATCAAGCACTGTAGTGTCGCCGTGCTCATTCACATGATTAAGACAGCTCACCGCAGCTACTTGAATGTCATGGTCAAGCTTAGCACCACGTTTAGCGATAGATTCAATTGCTTTGTTGATAGCAGATACGTCAGTTAATAGTTTCATAGGATAACTCCTGAATAAATAGAATAAATTAAGATTAAAACAAAGAACGCTAGCAGTACATCACACAACGTAGCGTCACGATGAATAGTACACATACTAGTGCCCATTGATTACATTAGCGTATGACCTAGCCGAAGCCAAGTCATACTAAATATAATCTATGAATGTACGTAGTTTAATTTCTTATTAGCTTGATCAGCCAGACTGAAACGTTGCCAGTTGTTCACAGCATGACTGACAGAACCACAGTTAAGAACCAGTAAACCTACACGGATGTGTTTAGCTTCATTGCCCATAATGATCTCCTTTAGATCGTGATTATATTAGCGCATGATCGGGCGTTAAGTTAACGAGACCTAACAATAATAGCGTTACCCGATCATGCTAAATATAATCTTTACCTTGTATGATCTATCATAGCTCTTGTGTGTCATTCAAATAACTTATGCCCATGCACAAGCCTAGTGACTCACTCAACATTATTGTACTTATTACCTTATGGTACTTCATACAACTAGATTTAATTAGTATACGTTAATGAATATCCATGTATCGTCTACATGGCAGCTCAGAACCTACTTGCCTACGACCAATCCACCTATAACAGCTTCACGGCTTAGTACATCTTAGCTCATCGCTATGGTTGTCATCTTAATCATTACTGATTTCGTTGTCAACACTTATTTTAAATTATTTACTCATTTAATTCTAATTAGAACTATCTGAATAAATAATTTAAAGATTAACCTAAGAACTCGTCGTTGCTTGGTATGAGTGCATTATGGTTGAATGAATATACCTTGTCAATACTATTTACATGAATTAACATAAATAATTATAAATATCTTATAACCTATTGATCTATATAATAATAAATCTATATATTGAATGTATCGTAATGTAATCTTATATACGAAAAACCCTTGTTTTACATTTTCTAAGTTATTAATATATATAAAGAAAATCAGAAGTCGGATGTATAAGAATAAAGAATAAAGACAGAACTATAGGAATGCTATGAATATAAATATAAGTATCTCTATAAGTACTATAAGAATTACTAAGAATGTTCTATGTATATACCTATGTAATAACTATGTGTATCTATGTAGGTTGAAATAGGCAAGCACACTCAACTCTATCCATCCATAGAAACCAATAAGAATATCTATAGAGTGCTATGTGTATACCTATGTGTATTGATATGTGATCACTCTGGAATGTCTCTGGAATGTCACGGCGTAGCCGTAGTATCTATGTAGTATCTCTATAGTACCTATGTGATTTCCTATGTGTACTTCCGTATGTACCCTATGGGGGAGCTGAGGTCTGGATGGGTGGGAGAGGGTGTCTCAGAAAACTATACCAAAATTGAGTTTCAAGTTTATACTCGCATACATACTAACTCGCATCTGTGTACTTCTCTGTACTCACCCTCTGTATCTCCTATCGCTTACCGAATAGACCTGCAATGAATACTGTAGCAGTTACCACTGTACCTACAATATCGATACCACGATCTACCTTGTCCTTGTCACCATAAGACTGTGTGCTATTCACTGCTTTAAGCACTTCTAAGACACGTTTAACCTTATCTGCTACTACCACTACCTTACTCATCTTCTTCTACCTCTCTTACCTAATACACGGTGTCTACCCGTTCTCTTATTACCATTCAGTTGAGCTAAGACATTAGCATCATAACCCATAGGGTTCTTCAACCATTCCTCAACCTCTTTCTGGTTACGAACCTGTGCAGCCTTATCAGCATCTTTGGTTAAGAAACCTTTTAAGACTTCCACTACACGTTGCACTGTATCTGCTCGGTCATCATGTACAAGACTATTACGATCATACGTGATATTACCTAACTGATAGATACAGCTAAACTGTTTACGTTGTTCCTGTCTGTGTTGTTGACAGTACTCCCAATCCTCACGAATAGCCTCTGTACTGATTACAATCTTATGTCTACGTGTCACAGGAGAGATCGTATCAATGATACGGCGTTCCTTTTGACCAGTCACATGATAGTCACCAATACCAATACCGCTGATAGCTTGTAGAAACTCATTCTTACCAAGACCGCTAGAATCTAGTAAGTGTTTAAACTCAGGGTTATCAATCTTAATATTAGTTTTCATGTTCTCTAAATGTGACCTCAATAACAGAGACACAGTACCATGACCCATGTTCATTTCTACGTCGAGTACCTTAGTACCAGTAGCAACCATCTTTAAGATGATCTTATTCATGTTCTGCTCTGTCATACCACCTGCGAAACCACCCATACTTAATAAGTAAATATAAGAGTTCGTAGCACCACCGATAGTAAAACCTACCTCATCACCACCTGAACCTGCTGGGTCAATTACCATGACCTTATGCTCAAATGGAATAAATCTATCTGATACACCTACAGCGTTATACATGATGAAGTCTTTGGACACCTCAGTGTGATCTTTGAATAGGTTAGAATTCGACGCTAGGTACTCTAGTTTCTCTGGTACGGTCTCGTAACCACAGCCTAGTACTATCAGGTCAGAAATCTTAATCTTCGTTCTGAGAGCATCTGAGAGCGTTGTATCGAGCATGTACTGCAATGAGAAACCCTCGCTACCATACTCAAGTTCTTTCTCTTGTAGGATATGTTCATTAATATGTGCAGGGTCAGTTGCTAGACCATGTGTACCATCAATACCACCGCCAATCTGTAGACTAGGGTCAAGCTCGATACGACGCATAATCATAGGCGCAATGCTCACACCTGCTCCGTAGCGCTCAAGTTCAGAATTAGTAGGGTAACGACCACACCAGACTCTAACATCGTAACCACGAGCAGGGAGAGAGCGATAGACACTATCCTTAGTTTGAGGTGTACCTAAGTACATAATCTCACCTGTGATAGCAATAGCTGCAAACTCTTTAGTAAGAAGTAATAGCTTCTCACGTTCAGTCTGTGTCATAGAGTTACGTTGCGTCTCAATATCATCGGCTAAGATGAAGTCTGCACGCATACCCTGTAAGTTCGCTGTAATACCTACACAAGCCACAGATGGTGACTTCTCAATACCTTTAATACTATGGTGTACATCGAATGCTGCTACACTGTTCCTGTCACCTTTAGAAGTGTCAGGACGTAACCAACATAAGATACCCCACTGCATAATAATACGTTGAATGAATAAAGCAACATCCGATGCTTGACGCTCACCACCAGACACAATAAGGATACGTGCAGATGGGTTATGAATCAGTCGCCAGATACAATACAATGCAGCTAACGTGGACTTTGCTTGACCACGCTGCGCTTGTACCATACGTTTAGATTGACCATGCTGCATAAAATGTGCAATATCATATTGAATTTCCGAGAGTTTAAAGCCTAAGTACTGCATACCTAACTCTGCGAACTCTGGGAATGACTTGAATGTAGCTGCGAACATCATAGATAATTCTTCACGTTCCTCTAATGGGATAGCTTGAGGATTATCCTTATAACGCACACAGCGTTGTACTAGCATACCTAAGCGACGCTTAGTAGTATCAGTAAGTTGACTCATTAAACCTCCTAACAGTTTAAGATAGCTGTTAATACATCGTCATTCTGACTTACCTTAGTAATAGCCTCTGCCTTACGTTGTCGTGCTAATTCTAAATCAGATGTGAACTCTTTAGCTAATTCTTCTAAGTGCTCTACATCAGGTGTAGCGGTAATGTTATTGTTATTCAAGAATGTTACCATCACCTGTAATTCAGATGCAGCTAATGGGATAAAGAATGCAGGGATTTCATTCCCGTCCTCATCATACTCTTTAGGTGCATCAGGGTTAGGGATACTTGACTCAATACGCATAAGCATATACTTAGCGATAGCTTCATGTAATGTATTAAGTGTGCTAACACTAGCGGACTGTTTTGATGTAGCCATATTAACTCCTCAATGCTTTCTCAAATACCATAGCGTATTCAGCGATCTTTTGAGCTTCATCGCTTCCATTAATGATAGCCCGTGCTCTCACATAGGATGCAATGTTATATCGCTGTACGGCTCGCTTACGACGAAATCCAACACCTGTGAATAAACCTTTAAGCATACCCTCAGTAAGAATCTTAGCTGCAACCTCTGGGTCTAATGCTAGATCAGGATTGTTTACAAGATCAACACCAAGTGTCTTTGTAAACAAAGCATAGTTAGCAGTACCAGTAATTTGTACATAACCACGACCTCGATACTTATAACCATCACCATCTAATGCAGGGGTATTACCTAAGCGTTTAGCCAGAGTACCAATATCATATTTCTCAAAGTATTTCTTAGAGCCATACTCCACAATTGGTTGCATAGTTTTATCTGTCTCATGCCATGTAGTAGCTAAACCATAAGCTGCCTCTGGATATGAGAAGTCTGCCTCATCCATTTTAGATACCAAGAAGTTCAACCCATCTACTTGAGATTGAGTTAAACTTCCAAAGATACTACGTAAGTAATCAAAGCTCTTTTTCGTTAGGATCATCTTTACCTACCTTATCTTCAATAAATTTAACTGTCTTTTCTGTACCATACCATCCGATAGCACCTGCAATCACAGGTGCAGCACTAGATGATAAGGCAGCAGGTACTATAATGCCAGTAAGACTACCAATAAAGCTTAGCCCAAGTAATGCGATGCCACAGAACACACCACAAAGGATAGCCTCTGCCCAAGACAAGCGACCTGCTTTTTTCATACGTAAGACAGCTACGATGACAGCAGTCAACATAGCGCTTACAATAGTTTTGTCTAAGTGTGACCATGCATAGATCACACCCATGTAGATTTGATCTAGCATGTTCATATTATCTCCTTAACGACAATAGCGATATAGAATCGCATAGAATACAGTGTCAGCAATATGTGCATAACCCACTGCGTTTGGATGGACATGATCCATACAACCACTAACAGTACTTGTACTGCGTGCAGAAGTTTGGAAATCCTCCAATGGATACCCTAAACGAGAGTTAAAGGTAGGGCTGATCTGTACAAACTGCGTATTACTACGTGACGCTACCATAGCCTTATAAGTACTACCAAAAGCCACAATACTATCAAATACCTCACGACGTGAGACATAGCGATTTCCTGTGAACTCTTTATAGTTAACTTCTGGGGCTTGGTTTAATCCTAAGATCATAAAATGAGTCTGAGGGTGAGTTGATTTAATCTTATCAATTAACAACCCTAAATCATTAGCTGCTGTTGCAGCATTACTGTTATACACATCGTTCCAACCTAATAGAATAATAACAGTAAAGTTAGACCCATCGGCTGCGATGTCAGTAAAGTTGTTAGTTGTTAGGTAATAGTTCATATCAAACTGTGATGTACTAGGATTCCAGAAAGCATTAGTAGTTGAACCTATACTAGAATTGTTTAGGTAATGAGTAGCTCTCCAACCACCACGCCCCTCATGCTTAACAACGTTATCACCTAATGTACCAATGAACTTAATATTACTAAGGTTCAATGGTGTCGGAGAAACATCATTATCAAGAATCTGACGACCAATACCTGTTAAACGACGAGAACACTCGTTAACCCACGCACCTTGAATACTCGACCAAGAAATACCTGCTGTTAAACTATCGCCCAATGCTAAGAACACACGTTCCGATGTTGGGGATTGAGGTGTACCAGTTACTTTTACAGGGAAATCCGCAAGTATAACACGTTCACCTAAATCGTTCTTAACCGATAACTGTACGGGAATGTCTGCATTGGTTGTCGGGGTAATAGGTAATGCATACTTATTCCCATATTGTAGATTCCAAGCTACATCTAAATCCTCACCTAAGATACCGTCTGCCTGTAAGTAAATAGTTTCTCCTTGCAGAGCATACACTTCACTTGGGGCATACACTGGATACTTCTTAGTTGTAGACTTAGGTAATTGGAAACCTCGGAATAGCATTGGATTGTTAGTTGCAGCAGAAGCCTTAACATAAGCCACACCACTATCTGTAGGTTTATATGTATAGCTCGTAACACCTGTAGCAGAATACACAGAACGGATGAAAACTCCATTAACATCATACTCTGATACGTTAGATGTAACTGCCGAATTACCATAACCACTATACGTAAATTCCATTCCGACTTTAACAGGTACTAGTGGAGTGGTACGCCATGTGCTGCTAGATACAAGTACACCTTGTAGGTTCACATAGCCCTTTACAACATCAGGACTCGTAAAGAAATCAGTAATGAAGTAGTTAGTCTCGTATACATTAATAGTCGCAGTACTGATAACTGAGG